GTAATGTAGAAATTCTGTTCGTCTCTGCAATAGCAGCACGGACTACAGGATGGTTGTAGGTAAGAGGTCCATATTGCGAAAGCAACTTGTTCATCGCATCAACTTCCTTCTGGTCAAGAAGTTCGTTAATCCATACATCTCTCCCGTATTGAGCGTCTGCATCCTTATTCGCCTCATGAGCGGCAATGATCTGGACTGTGTTCCGCAATGCAGCTCCAGCCTTGAGAACATTATCAAGCCGTTTGAGTTGATCTGTTGCAACAACGAAAGTATGGAGTTCAATGAGATCTCGCTCAGTAAGATTGACACCAGGGAACCAACATTTCAGATCTACGATCTTAGTATCAGGCTTGATGATCTTAGATAAACCAGTTATCTCTTGAGGCATACAATTAAGTTTAACTAGCGTCATTAATGATTCACGATCCAAAATTGCTGCCATAAAAGTCCAGAACACTTGTTGCGAAGGAGCCCATCCTCCTCTTAAGAGCGTGTTTTGTAAAGTTGGACCGAGTGATCCATCCCTTATCGTCTTCACGATCTCCTTAGCATTAAAGACACTTATTTCGAATCCATTAACGAAAACCCTTTTACATATCTCAGCAGCCGGAAGACCGTATGTTGAGTGTAAGACTGATTTCGACTCTTGGATCGTAACACCGAGAACAGACATAAGTTCTCTGTATCTTAACGCGACGAGTGAGTCACACATGGTAATGTCATCACCTAGAATAACATAATCTACATAATCCTTCTTACCTGTACGTTGTGCAGCGATGTTTACAATAACATGGTGAGTTAGAGCAAGCATCGGGAAAGAAGATCGTGCTCCCATCGGCTGACCAGTACCATATAAGATGTCATCCCCGTTATCCATAGCGTACAGTCGATCGACTAGAATGGCGGCCCAATTAGAAGCGATAGATTCAGATCCGAATAATAATTTCAAAATTGTCTCTTGAAAAGTTATAGGTAATCTGTCGGTAGCAGCTTTAAGATCTAAGGAGTTTATTTCTATGCCAGAGATACGTGTCCAATCTTTCACTGTCTGAGCAATGACATCCTGTTTAAAGGTACCATCTGAGCGTAAGAGTTTAAGGAATGAGTTGATTGTATTGTGCAATGGAGTTAAGGCCATTTGCGTCCA